CGCAGCGCGGGCATGGGGTCGCCGCCGTCGAGGGAGGCGACGGCGGCGGCGTCCCAGCGGGGCACGCCGAGGGTGTGGGAGGCGGGCTCGAGCAGCGGCCCGAGCGCGTCATAGGCGGCCAGGGTCCCCACGCCGGGGGCGACCAGATACACGTTCAGCTCCAACGTGTAGCCCTGCAGCCGGTCCAGCTCGACCCCGGCCACAGCCACCAGCGCCGCCGGGGGGTTGAGGGTGCGCTGGTCCCCGGTGGCGCGCACGCCGGCGGCTTCGAGCTGGTCGAGCAGCTCGGCGACCGCCTCCGACAGTGACTGCATCAGCCCGGCCTCATCCCACTCGGGGGGTGCGGAGCCGGAGCAGCGTGGAGACCTCGGGGTCGGCGCGGGAGACGTAGGCCAGGCCTGCGTCCCCGAAGGCCTCGACGCCGCCGGGGGTGTTCCGGCGCCGGTAGAGGCGTGCGGCGAGCTTGATGGTGCCGTCCACCACGTCCGGGGTCTCGACGACCGCGGGGGGGTCGCCCGCCTGCAGCCAGGGCAGGCGGGCGACGTAGGCGTTCGCCGAGTCGGTGGCCTGGGTGACGACAGCCGTGTCCTGCCCGGGGACCAGCCCCAGGTAGGTCTCGACCTGCGTCACCGTCACCGGCACGGGATCAGCCCTTGCTGCTCTTGCTCGACGACTGGGCGCCCGCGGTGGCGGCCAGGGTGACGGTGTACTTGAGGACGGCGCGGGCGTCGTTGACGAGCGAGGCGTAGTAGCCGAACAGGGCCAGGTCGACGCCGCCCTGCGCGACGTTGACGGCGTTCACCCGGATCGGGGGCCGGTCCTCGTAGAACGTGGCCGCGCGCCTGTCGCCGGCGAGGGCGGTGCCGGGCGCCAGGTTGGGCTCGACGAACACCTTGGAGACGTCCCCGGGGCCCATCAGCCAGGGCGCGTTGAGGTTGGTGATCTGCATGAGGGACCCGGCGAGGTCCCCGGCGATCGCCACGAACGACAGGCTGGCGCCGATCGCGGCGAGCTTCGTGGTCGCGTCGGTGATGACCTCGAGCACGCTGGTGGCGGCGGCGCCGGCGGTGGCGTCCGCCTCGATCGCGGTGACGGTGGTCAGCTCGGAGTCGAGGGCGTAGTCGGCGGCGAGCATCCGGAAGTACGACTCGGTGAACCCGGCGTCACCCCGGTCGAGGAAGATCCGGTCCACGTCGTTGCCGCCGGCCCAGCGGGTCAACGGTTCCTCGACGGCCTCGGTGGCGACGGCGGTCGACGGGATCGGCTGCTTGTTACCGGCGTAGTTGGCGCCGGTCGGCTTGGTCACCCAGCGCCAGCCCTGCACCTTGGTGCCGGTCGGCGGGAGCGCGGCGGACTGGATCGCGTCGATCAGCGGCCGGGCCACGTTGGTGGCGGACCACAGCTCCCCGATCCACGCGGGGCGCAGCAGGCCGCCACCGGCGTCGTTGGACGGGATGACGTCGACCAGGGCGGCGCGGAGTTCGGACGGGTCGCGGGTCCCCTGGTTCACGGCCGCCACGAGCTGCGCGACCGTCGCGACGGTCAGCGGGGTGCGGGGCGCGGTGTGGAAGGCGGGCGGGACCAGCGCCGGCGCCGGCGGGGTAGCGTCAGCCGGCGCCGGCGGGGGCGGGTCGCCGGCGCCGGCGGCGGCGGTCAGGTCAGGGGCGTCGGTGGGGTCGGTCACGGCAGGTTCCTCCGGTCGGATGGGGTCGACGTCGGGATGTTCGCCGGCGACCAGCTGGGATGAGGGGAAAGCGGGCCGGACGACGAACCCGACCCCGGACAGGGCGCCGGCCTCGACCCAGCCGGCCTGGATGCGGACGTTGTCGACCTCGACCGACGCGCCGGTGCGCAGGCCGGCGGCGGCCTCGGCGAGCAGGTCGTCGCCGGTGTGGGTGGGTGCGACGGTGAACGTGGCCTCCAACGTCTGGCCGTTGTCGACCACCGATGAGGCGCGGGCGACCGGGCGGGTGTAGTCGTGCTCGATGTTCCCGACGATGTCGCCGTCCGGGACGGTGAGCGCCCCGGCCCGGACCCGGACGCGGCCGGCGCTGGTCGCGCCTTCTTCCCCGTAGGTGAGCAGCCGGTACTTCAGCTGCCGGCTGCCGGGGTCGGCGGCCAGCAGCAGCCCGGACAGGACACTCGTAGTCATGTGGCTCAGTCCTCGGTGGGGGGGCCGGTCGATGCGGGGGCGGGGCCGATCAGGTCCTCGAGCTCGAACGCGACCCGCTGCCCCCGGGGGACGACGTCATCCATCGACAGACGCGAGGAGACGGCGGCCAGGTAGCCGACCAGGCCGTAGTCGAGGAACTCCTGGTTCCGGCCCTGCGTGGTCTCATACGTCAGCGACGACCCGGCGGTGGTGGCGTCGACCAGGGCGGCCGGGATCCCCACCAGCCGGGCCAGGTCCACGGCGGCCGCGTTCCGGCCCTGCACGAGCAGCTGCTCCGGGGCGGCCGGGTGCAGGATCGCCTGCAACGTCGAGTTCGTGAACAGCACCCCGCCGTGCTCCGAGAGGGCGGCCCGGGCCGTGGAGATGAGGGAGTCGACCTCGCCGTCCTCCAGGATTGTGTCCGACGTCTGATGTAGCTCGAGCCGGAACGGGCGCTGCGCCGCCTCCAGCGCGGCGCGCTCCACGCTGGCGGCGGACCGGATGGTGCGGTCCCCGTGGGTCAGGATCCCCTCGTGCGGGCCCGGGATGTACAGCACGGCGCGGGCGTCGACCGGGGTGTCCCCGATCAGGATCTGCCGGTCGATGTCCACCGACCACGAGTCGTAGGGGACCCGTTCGGCGCGGACGGGGAAGGTGTCGGCCCCGCGCTCGACGGCCCACAGGGACTCGCCGTAGAACACCAGGTCGTCGACGGTCAGCAGCATCCGGTGGAACGGGGACGACAGGCCGTCGGTGCGCTGCGTCCAGGTCGGTTGGGGGTCGACCCGGTCAGCGACCCGGTACACGCCGAGCGGGGACCGGGCGCAGGAGGTGGTGAGGATCGTCACCGCGCGGTGCAACGCCGGCACCGAGAGGGCCTCGGCGCGGGTCGCGGGGACGCAGTCCAGGCCGAACAGGTCGGCCCAGACGATCGTCTCCAGCGTCGACCGGTCGGTCCACGGGGAGGCGATCTGCGGGCGGGGGACGGCGTCGCTGTTGGGGTAGGGGCCGCCGGCGTTCTCGATCAGCCGCAGCGCGCGCCGGATACCCACAGGGGGAGCGTCCCACAAACCCTAACCCTGAGGTAGAGGGTCAGCCACCGCGGATCCTGGGTGCGGGCCTGGGTGCGGGGGCGTGTTCGAGCGCCCACAGCGCCAACGTGGCGGCGACCAGCGCGGAGATTGACCCGGCGGAGGCGCGGCGGCCCCATGCCCAGGCGTCGCCGAGGGACCGGGAGGCGGCGCCGGCTACGGCGACGTCGAGGGCGGCGTGCCGGCGGTGCACGATCCGCCCGGCGGCCAGGCCGTCGAGCAACTGCGCGCAGGCGGTCGCGTAGTCCCGGGCGCCCAGCGCGGTCACCTCGACCCCGGCCAGGGCGAGCTGGTCCCCCGCGGCGCCCGCGGGGCCGCGGCCGTCGAAGCAGGGCGGGGCGGCCGGCCGCCAGCGGCCGACCAGGTCGGCGACCCGTTCGGGGAGCCAGGCGACCCCGCCGGGCCGGTGCTCGACGACCTCGAGCACAGTGCGGCCGTCGGGCAGCCGGCCGGCGGAGACGATCGCGGCGTCGGCCCGGTCGGGGGCGGCGTCGAACCCGAACGCCACAGTGCCGGGGGCGGCGTCGAGTGTGGCGGCCCTCTCCCACAGCTCGGCGGGGATGAGCCGGGTGGCGGTGCGGGTCGGCCTGTTGCCGTAGGCGCGGGCGAACTCATCGGGCCCGAGCTGGTCAAGGGCGGCCGCCAGGTGCTCGAGGTCGATCGTGCGGCCGTAGGCGGGGTGCGCGGCGCCGAGGGCGGGGAGGTCGGTGGGGTCGACGTCGTCGGCGATGCCGTAGTCGACCAGGGCGACACGGCTGGTGGGGTCGTCGACGGCCGCGCGGGCCCGTGCCAACCAGTCGGCGAGGAACTCGGACTCGGCGGTGCCGGCCGCGGACACGATCAGGACCTGCGCGCCCGGGCGGGTCGCCTGGGTGGGGGCTATGGCCTGCATCAGCTCGGTGCCGCGCCGCCCGGACAGCGCCCAGGCTTCGTCCAGGGTGACGAGGTCGGACTGCTTGCCGTGCAGGGCGTCGCGGGTGGGTGGGAACACGCGCAGGATCCCGCCGGACTCGCCGGGCCAGCGGACACTCTCGGCGCCCTGGGCCATGCGGGTGCGGAACCGGCCGGCGAGGGGGCCGGCGGCGAGCATGGGGACGTGCTCGTCGCGGAGCCAGTCGGCGGCGTCCCGCCCGGTCTGCGCGGTGTGCCACACGCGGGCGTCCCGCACGGTGAGCGCCCGGTGCTCCTCGAGCGCCCCCATCAGCAGCGTCTTCCCGGCCTGCCGTTGCACGGAGATGACCACGGTGCGATACCAGTAGCGGCCGGCCTGGTCGACCTCGAGCAGCACATCCGCGGCGGCCTGCTGCCAGGGCAGCAGCGGCCGTCCCATCAGCGCGGCTATGGCGGCGGCGGCGCGGCCGCGGGAGCGGCGGTCAGGGTTCCGGGCTGTCGCCAGCCGCGGCGGCGTCATACGCCGCGAGGTACGCGGCGATGTCGAGACCGGCGTTGTCTGCACCACGGGGCAGCTCCCCTCTGCTCGCACGGTCCAGGCCCAGGGATGCCAGGGTCTCGCGAAGCTCCCGGGAGCAGGCGGCCCGCGCCCACGGGTCCCGCTTCGCCTCGGCCTCGTCCACGCCGCGGGCCAGGCTGCGGGCGAGGGCGGCGGCCCCGGCGTGCAGCGGCCCGACCTCCCCGGCGGTCTGCGCGGCCCGGATCGCCCGCGAGGTCGCCTGCTCGACCCGGCCGATGGTGCGCCGGACGGTCGGGAGCGGGAGCGGTAGCTGCTCGTCCGACCGTTTCCGGGTCATGTGTCGGTTGCCGCCCGCAGGCGCCGCACCTCGTCGGCGAGGATCGCTGCGATCGTCGGCCAGTGATACGCCTCCCCGGCGTCGGCCGCCCTCAGTGCCATCTCGACGTCACGTTTCCGGGCCATTAGTTGATCTTCCTCTCAAGTTGATCTTGATCGTGTCCCCCCTGCCCCCGAGGGGGGGTAATCGGACAGGGCGGGACTGACCGCGCCGTTTCCGTTCAAAGAACTCACGGTGGGCCGAGGTGTTCGAGCAGGTCGGCGGGCGCGAGGTCGTCGGGGTCGAGCCTGACCAGGTGTGCGCCTTGATGTGGCGGGGTCAAGGCCTCGAG